GAGATATATTTCATTGATAGAAAAGTTGTTGAGAACAGAGAAGTAGTTCAATTTGAATTGGCATCTGAACTTGATTTAATTAATTTACAACTTCCTAAGAGAGTAGTTACAAGAGATCTATTTCCTGGTGTTGGTACGTTTATTAATCAATGACATGGCAGGAAGATGCTTTTGTTCATGCAGAACAGGAAGCACCTAGAGAATCATGTGGACTTCTTGTTAATTATCTGAATAAAGAGAAGTATATTCCCTGTAAGAATCTTGCTTTACATAATGATTTACAGTTCTTGTTAGACCCTTTGGATTGGGCTGATACGGAAGATAAATATGGCAGAATCCATGCTGTCATACATTCTCATCCGATTGGTACGGAGCATCCAAGTGAGGCAGATGTTATAAGTTGTAAACGATCCAATAGAACTTGGTATATTATTGGACTAAAGACAAAAAGATGGTTTAAATTTAAGCCAACAGATAAAATAGAAACATTACAGAGAGATCCATGCTTAAGACAGTAAAACTATATGGAGATCTAGCAGACTTTGTAGGATGGAAAGAACAACAAGCAGAAGTTAGAAATATTGTTGATGTTATGCGTTTTCTACGTTGTAATCATCCAGAGTTGGAAACATACATGATGGATAAATATTATCGAGTGGATATGGGTGAATATAATGCTACAGAAAATGACTTTCTTAATCCAATAAAAGATGAGATAAAAATAATACCTGTAGTAGAGGGTGCTTTTATCTTTGCTTTATTAGGCGGTGCTTTAATTGGAGCAAGTACATTATTTAAAGCAGGGTCTATCTTCGCTACCGTTGCTCTTAATCTTGGTATTGGATTAGTAATTCAAGATATTACAAATTATTTAACACCAAAACCAAAACCGATGTCATCTTTAGAACCAGAAGATGCCACTGTTAACTTTGCTTTTAGTGGGGTCACAAACGTCAGTCGTGCTGGTGTTGCACTGCCTCTTGTATATGGAGATATCTTTGTCGGAAGTATAAATGTATCAAATGGAATTGATACGGACCAGATTGAGGGTTCTGTTTAATGGCTATAGAAGGGGATAATCTTAAAGAATTTGAATTTTTAAATGAAGAGCCCGCTTTAGCTGCTGCTAGGATGGCTCATCATTTTGGCACAATGTCCGATAAAGAATTAGATGATTTTTATAGAGAGGCAGGTGTTGGTCATTTAGGGGATAACGTTGTTTTTGATGCTACTGGTAAATTAGTTGATGTTGATGGTGCAATTATTGAAACTGGAAATTATATACAATCTGGAACAACGGCAACAATTGATCATGATGGAAACGAAATTCTCAATGAAGGAGATACACTAAATATGATTTTTGATGTTGGTTCTGGTTCTGAATCAAGAGAAGAATTAACTATTACTTCAATTAATTCAGATACTCAATTTACTGTCACAAGACCAACCTCTAGCACAGTTGATAATGAAATAGTTAGTTTTTACAAAGAAGATATACCAAAAGATGCAACATATATTCAATCAGGAAATATAATTACAGTTACTCATACTAGTGGTCAAATTATATCTGTCAATGATGTTGTAAATTTTATAGTAACGTCTGGATCTGCAATAACAAAAAATCTTACAGTAACAAAAAGAATATCTAATACTCAATTTGAACTTACAGCAAGTAATTCTATTTCTACATCAGGTAATGCCACTTTTACAGTTCAAAATACTACAAATAGAGTTGCAGGTTTTGCTGATGGTATAAGAACATTACCACATTCTATTTTATCTAGTAAACAATCAAATAATATTATAGATGTCTTGTCGGAAGGAGAAATAGCTGGTTTTTTTCATCCTTTAAAAGCTGGTCTTACACCTGGAACTGATAAGTATAATACTGAAGCTTTGAAGGATGTTTTCTTAAACGAAACACAAATTTTAAAACAAAATGCAGATGTAAATATTTTAACTGAAGGTGATTTTAATTTTTTAAGAAAAGATATTAATTTTGAACCTAGATTTGGTACATCAAGTCAAACGGCACTTGAAAATATTAATGAAATTGAATCTGAAACTGCGGTTGGTATCGAGGTTACAAAAGCAACTCCTGTATCAAGATCTATATCTAATGTAATAGATAAGTTAAGAATTACGATAGCTGTTCAATCTTTGCAAAAATTTAATACTAGTAATGGTCATACTAGTGGTACACAAGTTAATTTAGAAATCACAATTACAGATAATAATGGAAAAAAATATCGTGTGATTAGTGGCAGTCAAGGATCTATTATCGGTAAAACTAATACACAATATTTTAGAGATTATGTAATAAAAAATCTAACTAATCTTAGTTATCCTATAACAGCAACTGTCACTAGAGTTACAAACGATTCCACTGATAATAATGTACAGGATAAGTTTAGCTGGTCATCTTTTACAGAAATTACAGCAGAAAAAAGACCTTACACAAATATTGCACATATTGGATTACGTTTTGATGCTGAATCTTTTAGATCAATTCCTAATAGAACATACAGAATAAAAGGTATAAAAGTAAAAATTCCACATAATGCAACAGTTAGATCCGATGGAAGTTTATCTTTTAGTGGAAGTTTTAATGGAACATTAAAAACAGATAAAGAATGGACAAACGATCCAGCGTGGGTTCTATATGATGTTCTTACGAACACCCGCTACGGAGCGTCCATACCCGAAACAGCAATAGATAAATTTTCCTTTTATTCTGTTTCTGAATATAATTCAGAACAAATTGATGATGGATTTGACAGGGGATCAACTGAGGCTAGATTTAGTTGTAACGTTAATATAAACAACCAGAAAGAGGCATTTGAACTAATACAGGATCTTTGTTCTGTGATGAGAGTACAGGCTTTTTATGAGGCTGGCAGTATTACGATCTCACAGGATAGACCATCTAATCCTGTATATACTTTTAATATTTCTAATGTATTAGAGGGTGGTTTCTCATATAGTAATCAAAGTCAAAAATCAAAATTCACAAGAATTAATGTAGGTTATTTTGATATGATCACTCAGTCTATTGATTATGAAACAGTAGATGACTTAACAGCACAATCAAGATATGGAATCAAAACACAGACTATAAAAGCATTTGGAACAACCTCAAGAGGTCAGGCTTCGAGAATGGCAAAATGGTTGTTATTTAATCAAAACAATTCTTCTGAGTTAATTAATTTTGTCATTACTGCTGAATCAGGAGTATTGGTACGTCCAGGTCAGATAATATCTGTTGCAGATGAACTTAAACAAGGAGTGAGAAGAGGAGGAAGAATTAAAACAGGTATCAGTACAACTCAGATAGAAGTTGATGATACAGCATCTACTGATCTTGTTACTTCTGATAACGCAAAACTGTCAGTAATTTTACCTGACGGAACGCTTGAGACAAAAGAGATTAGTGGCATATCAGGTGCTACTGTTACTGTTTCTTCTGCTTTTTCTTCCGTGCCACAAACAAATAGTATTTGGGTTATAGAAAATACAACATTAGAACCAACAACATGGAGAGTTATAAATGTACAGGAACAGGAAAATCTTACATTCAGTATTACAGCAGCATCACATAACAGTGGAAAATATGCCTTTGTTGAAGATGGAGCACCATTACCTGTTAAAAACTATACTTTACTAACAACAAAATTACCTGCGCCACAGAATTTGACGGCCTCTGAACAAATTATTGTTATAAATAATAAAGCGGTGGCAAGATTAACAATATCTTTTGCTGCTGTTAAAGGTGCTATTGGATATTATTTGCAATATAGGTTTGAAAATGGAAATTTTATTAATCAACAGGTAAAAGGTACAGATTTTGATATTGATAACATTACTAATGGTAAGTTTGTCATTAGAGTATTTTCTATAAATACAAGAAATTTACTGAGTGAACAATCAAACGAAATAGAATTTACATCTATTGGTAAAACTGCATTACCTAGTGATGTACAAAGTTTAAGAGTAGAAACAATATCAGATAAATTTTTAAGATTAATTTATGATCGCTCTACCGAAGCTGATGTTATTCATGGTGGTAATGTTGTTGTAAGGCATAGCAACTTAACAGATGGAAGTGCTACTTTTAGTAATTCTGTTACTTTAATACCTTCCGCGCCAGGCTCAGTTAGTGAAATAGTAGTACCTGCAATTGATGGTGAGTATATTCTTAAATTCAGAGATGATGGTGGAAGATTAAGTTCTGGTGAAGCATCTGTCGTTGTGTTAAACCCTGATCCACAACCTAAATTATTAGTTTTTAACGATAGAGAAGATACAGATTCACCACCTTTTGCAGGTAGTAAAACTGATTGTTTTTTCTCAAGCACAGTAAATGGACTGATTCTTGGATCTGCGGAAACAGTAGATGAAAAACCAAATTTTGATGCTATAGCTGATTTTGATTTTATTGGTGATGTAGATATTGTTAGTGGTGGTACTTACGACTTTGCAAAAATCTTAGATCTCGGTGCTGTCAACCCTTTACGTCTAACAAGGCATTTTGTAACACAGGGCTTTTATCCAAATCAATTGTTTGATCAAAGAACAGCAAATGTAGATACATGGACAGATTTTGATGGAGCTATTGCCAATGATGTGAATGCAAAATTATTGGTAGCTGTAACAACAGCAGCACCCTCTAATGGTTCTAGCTATCAAGCAAGCGATTTTACAGGTAAAACTTTTAATACGTTTACAAATGGAACGTATGTTGGCAGAGGATTTAAATTTAAATGTTTATTAGAATCAGAAGATCCCGCACAAAGTATTGAAATAGATCAGCTTGGATATAAAGCAGAGTTAGAAAGAAGAACAGAACAAGAAAGTGGTTTAACTAGTGGAACGAGTGCATCTGGTTTAGCTATAACCTTTGATCAAACTTTTTTTACAGGTGCAGCAGAAACTAGTGTTGGAGTTGACACTCAAAAACCAAGTATAGGAATTACTGCAAATGATTTAGCTGCTGATGAAAGATTTGAACTTACAAATATTTCTGCAAGTGGTTTTACTATCAAATTTTTAAATGCAGGCAATAACCCTGTAAGTAAAACATTTAGTTATACAGCAGTTGGTTTTGGCCGTGGTAGTTAGTGTTAGATTGAGATATACTTAAATAAAATTTTGGATTAGTAAAATGCCACAACATGATTATGTAGTAGATAACTCCACAGGCCAAAATGTGAGGTTAGATATTAATAGTGCATTACAGGCAATAGCTACTAATAATTCTGGTTCATCAGCACCTAGTACAACTTATGCGTTTCAACTTTTTGCTGATACAAGTTTACAAAAAATAAGAATAAGAAATTCTGGAAATAACGCTTATGTAAATTTAAGAGGTTTTGATGGAAGTATTGAAATACCTGGTGGGTCACAAAGTTCACCTTCATTATCTATAACTGATGATACAAATACAGGAATTTTTTCTGGAGGGCCAGATGAAATAAATATCTCAACAGGTGGCACAGAAAGATTTGTTATAACAAACACTGGCAAATGTGGGATAGGTACGGTGAATCCAGCAGGTAATCTACACATTCAATCTACTGGAGATACTGTTATAAGAGCTACTTCTGCTGATGGCAATGGAGCTTTTTTAGATTTAGGTGATGCTTCAGATCCAGATGGAGGCAGAATAAATTATGACTCTGGCAATAATTTAATATTTCATACGTCTTCTCAGGAGAGATTTAGAATTGACCAAAATGGAAATGTGGGGATCGGAGCAATTCCTGATAAAGATTTTCACGTAGAAAGAAATGATACAAATACTTCAGCTATTGCAAAATTTAAAAATGCAGGTACTGGTGATGCAACTTTACAGATAGGAACTGCTGCTACAAATTTTGTTCTTGGAATGGATAATTCAGATTCCGATAGTTTTAAGTTAGGATTTGGAAGTGCTTTGGAGAGCATGACAGGATTAACTATAGATTCGTCTGGGAACGTGTCCGTAGGAGGTACATCACCAAGTACTCAAAGTGCAAAATTTCAAACTACTGGTAATTCTCAAAATGCAACAAGAATAAATATGCACCACGAGAGTAATTCCTCGGCATCTATATCGGCAAATGGTGGGTTAATTTTTGGATCTGACACATCTAATGGCACAACACAACGCATGCTTATAGATACTTCAGGAAATATAGGCGCACCATCTGGAACAAATATATTTAACGCATCTGATTCAAGAGTTAAAACTAATGTTGTAAATTTAGAGAAAGGTTTGTCAGATATAAAATCTCTTAGACCTGTTTCTTTTAATTGGATAGATGGTTTCTGTGATGAAGAAAAAAATACTTTATATGGTTTTATTGCTCAAGAAGTTCAAACTGTTGACAGTAATTTAATACAAGACTTTTCTCAAGAAATTACTGTTAAAGACACAAAAATTGAAAATGTCTTAAGAGTAAATGAAAAATTTATAATTCCTATGCTTGTAAAAGCGATACAAGAGCTTTCAGCTAAAGTTGAAGCACTTGAAGCGGGTTAGTATAATACGTTTAAATATTAGATTTTTATGACCCCACAAGAACTATACGAAGAAACAAAAGCTATTCTTGATGCTGATGTACAAAAAGCGCAGGAGATACAAAATGATATACAGTCTAAACAACAGGAATTAAATCAACTTACAACTAGAATTATTGGTAATCAAAAATTATATGAAGGACTAAGAAAAGTAGAAGGTGTTCAAATAGATGATAATACCTAAGATATAATTAGCATATTGCATAATAATTATGGCTATCATTACTGCTAAAAAGAATTTTACAGTTCAACGAAGGGCAGACTTTCCTGTACGTCTTATATTTAAAGATTCTAGTGGTACAGCCGTAAATATAACTGGTTTCACTGTAGCTGCACAGGTTTACGATGATGCAAGAACTACTAAATTTGCTGATTTTAGTGTGACCTATACAGATAGAGTTAATGGAACGGTGGATTTAAAACTTAGTGATACTGATACTGCTAATTTTTCTTTGAATATACTTAAATATGATGTTTTGTTAACAGATCCTAGTGGAGATAAAATGTATTATTTAGAAGGTACACTATTTATAAGTGAAGGTTACACAGCATGAGTTCAAATCCTATTAGCATTGTTGAGATTGTTACTCAAGGTCCACAAGGAATCCAAGGACCACAAGGGCCATCAATTACAGATGGTGATAAAGGTGATATTACAGTAAGTGATTCTGGTGCAACTTTCACTATTGATAATGGAGTTGTTTCTACAGCAAAAATAGCCGATGACGCTGTTACTGCTGATAAGTTAGCTAATACTTCTGTATCTGCTGGTTCGTATACGAATACAAATATCACCGTTGATGCACAGGGAAGGATTACAGCAGCAGCTAATGGTAGCGGAGGAGGTGGAGGGACAATCACTTCTGTTACTGGAAGTTCACCTATTGTTTCATCTGGAGGTAATACACCTGCAATCAGTATTACAGCAGCGACAGGTTCTGCTGCGGGTTCTATGTCTGCCAGCGATAAGTCAAAACTAGATGGAATAGAGACAAACGCTGATGTTACTGACGCGAGCAATGTTGATGCAGCAGGTGCAATAATGAATAGTGATCTCGATGGCAAAGGCGAAATACTTGTTGGGGATGGTTCTGGAGACCCCACAGCTTTATCTGTTGGAACTAATGGTTATGTTTTAAAAGCTAATAGTAGTACTGCAACGGGTCTGGAATGGGCTGCTGAATCAGGTGGTGGCGGTGGATCTGTAAATTCTGTATCTGGAACAGCACCGATAGTAAGTTCAGGTGGTACGACTCCAGCTATAAGTATTACGGCTGCGACAACAAGTGCTGCTGGAAGTATGTCTGCGAGTGATAAAACAAAATTAGATGGTATCGCTACAGGTGCAACTGCTGTAACCAATAATAATCAACTTACAAACGGAGCGGGTTATATAACATCAACTCTTACAGAAGAACAGGTTGAAGATTATGTAGGTGGAATGGTTACAGGTAATACACAGACAGGAATTACAGTAACGTACCAAGATTCAGATGGTACATTAGATTTTGTTGTTACTTCTCAAACTGATAATAATTTCACAACTACCTTAAAAAATAAATTAGATGGTATTGAAATATCAGCAGATGTAACCGATGCAGCGAATGTTGCCAGTGCTGGTGCGATCATGGATGGTGATTTCACCTCCAATGGGTTTATGAAACGTACTGGTGCTGGCAGTTATACCGTTGATACAAATACATATATTACTGATCTTGTCTCTGACACGACTCCTCAACTTGGAGGAGATTTAGATATGAACTCAAAGTTTATATCCAGTGGCATATTAGGAATTAAAAATACAGGATCTCAATCAGAATTACGTTTGTATTGTGAGTCAAGCAATGCACATTATGCAAGTATAAAAGCACCAGCCCATGCTGATTTTAGTGGAGATATAACTTTTACTTTACCTGCTAACTATGGTTCTAATGGACAGGTACTACAGTCAAATGGTAGTGGTGGAACCAGTTGGGTAGCACAAACAACGGCCTATACAAATTCAAGTGTTGATAGTCATTTAAATACAAGTTCTGCATCTACAAACGAAATATTAAGCTGGAATGGTTCAGATTACGATTGGATCGCTCAATCTAGTGGTAACACAACAATCAGTTCTGATGCTTACGGTAATACGAAAGGAGGTTCAAATGCAGGTAACAGTCTTGGATCGGGGACTGCTGACAATACACTTTTTGGATTAGATGCTGGTAAAAATTTAAACACTGGAGATTATAATACTGTTATAGGAGCAAATGCCTTAGAAGATGGTACTTCTTCTGAAAAAAATGTTGTTATCGGTGCTGAAGCAGGATTAAATGCTACTACTGCAAATAGATCTGTATTTATTGGTTATGAATCCAGCAAAACTTTAACAACGGGAAATTATAATATCACTATTGGTGCACAGGCAGGAGATGATCTTACAACAGGATCAGATAATATTTTTATTGGATTAAACTCTGGAAATCTTCTTACTACTGGTAGTAACAATATTTGCATTGGAAACAGTTCACAACCTAGTTCTGCAACAGTTTCTAATGAGGTAACTATAGGAAGTTCAAATATCACAAAATTTAGAGTTCCTGGTATAGATTTCATTCTTAAAGATAACGGTGGAACACCTACAGAAGGACACGTATTGACAGTTGATGCTAATGGTGAAGCAAGCTTTGCTGCAGCATCTGGAGGAGGTGGGCTTAGTTCAGATTCTCAATATAATACTGTCGGAGGAACTAATGCTGGAGATAGTTTTTCTGGAACTGATGCTGAATATAATACATTAATTGGATATAACGCTGGTACGGCAATAAATACAGGTGATAAAAATACAAGTGTTGGAGCTAATGCCTTAGAATCTGCAACTTCAGGATATAATAATTCAGTTTTTGGATGGAAAGCTGGAACGGCTATAACTAATGGATTTCACAATACATTAAACGGTTCAGAATCAGGAAGAACTTTAACAACTGGTGATTACAATACAGCTTATGGATCAGAGACTTTATATAACATAACTTCAGGAAATCAATCAACTGTCATAGGTTATCGAGCAGGTTATCAAATCAATAATGGCAATGGTAATGTCGCTGTTGGATATACTTGTTTAGAGAATACCACTACTGGACAGCAAAATACTGGATTAGGAAGACGTGCCTTACATGGTCAAACAACAGGAAACTATAACGTTGCAGTGGGTTCTGAATGTATGGCTGGAGGAACTCTTACAGCAAATAATAATGTGGCTATGGGTTATGCGACTATGTATTATGTTACAAGTGGAAATAAAAACACCTCAATTGGAGAATATTCTGGTTTTGCAATTACAACAGGTTCAGATAATACAATACTAGGTTCTAATGCTGGTAATACTGGAACTAACAATTTAACAACAGGATCTAACAATATACTTTTAGGACATGATGCAACAGCCAGTTCAGCCACTGTATCGAACGAAATAACTTTAGGTGATAGTAATATTACAAAATTTAGAATACCTGGTATTAATTTCGTATTAAAAGATAATGGAGGAACTCCAACACAAGGTCATGTTCTTACAGTAGACAGCAACGGAGAGGCCAGTTTTGAAGCTGCCTCTGGAGGCGGAGGAGGTTTAAGCTCTGATGCACAATTCAATACCGTAGGGGGTACAAATGCAGGTGATAGCTTTAGCGGTACTGACGCAACAAATAACACATTAATAGGATATGACGCTGGTACTGCTATAACAAGCGGAGATGGTAACACCTTCCTAGGAGCTAATGCTGGAAAAACTAATACAACTGGTTATGACAGTGTTGCTATTGGTCTAAACGCTTTGAAACTAAATACTACTGGCATGAGTCATATCGCCATAGGAAAAGGAGCTTTAGATGCAAACACTGAAGGCCAAGAAAATATTGGAATTGGTGCGTTGGCATTGAGTAGCAACACAACAGGAGATAACAATGTTGGTATTGGTCAAGGAAGTTTGTATTTATGCACTACAGGTAGTAAAAATGTTGCCATGGGATATAGAGCAGGTTATCGTATTTCAACTGGTGAAAAAAACACTGTAATAGGTTACAGTGCTGGAGAATATATTAGTACAGCAAGTAATAATGTAGCTCTTGGATGGGCAGCTAATATGAGTCTTACTACTGGAGCAAATAATGTTGCTATAGGTGCTTTAAGTAATTACGCTAGCACCACAGGAGATAACAATGTTGGTATAGGTTACGGAGCTATGTATTTTCTTACCAGCGGAAGTGGTAACGTATCCGTAGGTGAATATGCTGGTCGGAGAATTAATGAAGGTACAGATAATACAATGTTAGGTTCTAATGCTGGTAATTCTGGAACTAATAACTTAACTACAGGTTCTAATAATATTGTTATAGGACATGATGCGGCAGCTAGTTCAGCAACAGTATCTAATGAGATTACTTTTGGTGATAGCAATATTTCATCCTTACGTTGTAATGTACAAACTATATCTTCTCTATCTGATGCAAGAGATAAGACAAACGTTATAGATTTACCAGAGGGATTAGATTTCATAAGCAAGCTTAGACCAGTAAAGTTTGAATGGGCTACAAGAGATGGCAATGGTAAAGATGGATCGTGTGAGCATGGGTTTATAGCTCAAGAGTTACAGAAAGTGCAAAAAGATAATAATGCAGATTATTTAAATATGGTTATGGATAACAACCCTGACCGTTTAGAAGCAAGTTACGGTAAGCTAGTACCAATTCTTGTCAAAGCGATCCAAGAGCTTACAATAGAAGTAAACAAACTTAAATCAAATGTCTGAAGAACGTACCGCTGAAGAGATTGCAACTATCTTTACCAACGCAGGAGATAGTGTAACTTTGATAAACACTGAGACTGAAAAGTATAGCTATGAAACAGAACAGGATTGGAAAGATCGTATTAAAAGGAATGTAGATCACCTTGAGATTATAAAAGCATATAAAAAAGAAGACGGAACTACATCTATATGGACCACAGAAGATTTTACGGCTATAAATGCAGCCATAGTAACTGGCAAAGCTGTGTATGAGTGAAGAATATATAGTACATAATGATGCTATATATAAAAAAGTTACTGACTTAAATGCTCTAGTTAAGCATTGTAAATTCTGCGATAAAGCTTTTTATACTAGAGAACAAAGAAAAATATATTGTTCAGTCTCATGTAAAAGTAAAGCATGGAGAAAAAGTCAAAAATGTGAAACAAAACAGGAAATAATAAGATAAATCAATTAGCATGTATTTTTATTTTTTAAAAATGCTTAAAAAAGTTATGGCTGTAGCTGCTGTATCAGCACTATCAACACCTGCGTTTGCTGGTTATTATTTGAACGTTGAATCTAATTCTTCATTTCTTGGGAAAAATTATTTATCAACGGGAACAGATCTGCATTTAGGTTATGAAGGCGGTAATGGAACTGCTTCTTACTACCTACAGGGTGGTGCGTTTTTGTCTAACCCAGATGGTGCAGATTCAGAAACAAACTTCTCTGGTAAAGTTGGTGGTTCTGTAGCAGCAGCAGAAAAGGTTGATGTATACGGTGAGTTTTCTGTTGTAACAAATGATACTAACAGTTATGGGAGCAAGCTCGGTTTGAAGTATAGATTTTAGTCATCATAGATAACGTGATATAAAGGGGAGCTAATGCACAAATAGAGCAGAAAGTTATAATGGTGACAGGTACTAATGCTTTAGCAAAGGCTTCTCTCATATGCTAAATAAGATTTCGTCAGTTTTATCCATCCTATCGTTCCTGATTAGTTTAACAACCATAGGGGCTGGCTACGCAATGTATAACTGGGTAACCAGTCCACAGTTTGAAAAGATGATGATGGACAAAGTAATGGAAAAGGTATCAGGGATTATGCCGAAGGCATTAGATAATGCGATGCCTAGTACAACAGGTGTTTCTATACCTTTTAACAAATGAACTGCTGGCATTGTCAAACAGAATTAATCTGGGGCGGAGATCATAGCGTTGAAGAGCTTAAACCTATACTTGCAGAAGAATATGCAATGGTTACAAATCTCTCCTGTCCTAAATGTGAATCTTATGTAGAGGTTTACTTTCCTAATTATGACAGAGATAAAGATACCGCAGATAACGCTTCCTAGTGTTGATATACCAGAAACTCCTTTCTTTACACAACATAAACTAGAAGGTCAAATACCAGGCTGTAACTTATTTCATAGAGATTTAAAGACAACACGTAATCCTTCTTTGCTGATAGCAGATCCTAATGGTACGTTTACTACCTGTCCTGAAGGTCAGATCCCATCATTTGATCCAATAAGATTTGATATGAATGAGTTGATATATACAGAAAGTAACCCTGTTCAGAATAAAACCAAACCACAACAGAAAATATCAATACCACCACCCGTCGAAAAGAAAAAAGATATTGAAGAGATAGAATGTCCTGGTAAAAGAGATCAAAGAATAGGCGACTTTCGTAACGAAAAGCGTTTGGAACGTGTCGTAGGACATAAAAGAAGCGAAGATGGAACTATATGCACCACGATTTATGAAGACGTTCCCTTCAAAGATCAGTATATTCCAGAAGTTTCTACTATTGTATCTACTGCTGTTATTGGCTTGGTTGCTGCCAGTACTCCACTATTACTTAATGCGGTCAAACCCATTGTGAAGCAAATTGTAAAGAAGTTAACGAAGAAAAAGGATAAGGAGTCCAGTTCTTGATCGTTGAACTGGCAAGCGATAGATTTGAAAAAATAGCGGTAAAGAAAGTCGCAAAGAGACAAGGTGTTACGAGGAACATGGAGCCACGATACGCACGATGAGGCGATTTCACCTCGCAGACGATTAAATCCTAGAGGTGTTAAAAAGGTTTGACGTAAGACCTTAAACGATTGAAGTGAGTAAAATCGAAAAGCACAACAAATCTCGGAGGCGAGCAATAAAGAGCCGAATTAGTGGGAATCAAAAAGAGCCGTGTCGTCTACGTTTTCGGCGAGGAACGATGAAGTGCAAGTATTGAGTTTCACCTCGCATACTTATTCAGTAATAGAGGTGTTAAAACACTTTTAATCGTGAAGTGTGAACGATTGAGTTGAGACATTTGGAAAAGATCTGAAGGGAGTTAAGATGCTAAGATTCAAGCCGAAGGGAAGGGAAACGAGGCAAAAAGTAAAAAATTGAGTGGCAAAGTAAAGCTCTGAGCCAAGCCGTATCAAATAGCATTTTAATCACTTCGCAAACCTGTTAAGTCGTAGAAGTGTTAATGACAGTTTTAATCGTAAACTGACAACGATAGTTTTGATCCGAAACAAAGCGAGTCAGAGCGAGCAACGCGGACTTGATGCAAGCCAAAGAGAGCCGAGCTGTTTTCATCTTGTCAACCTATTAAGTATCA